GTGGGTTCATGTCTCCTCCTAGGCGGGTACCAGACCGCCAGCCTTGGCCTTCCATAGGATCTGATTGACAACGTCGTTGGCGTTGAGCTGGGTGCCGAAGCTGCGGGCGTCGATGTTGAAGCTTTGCCCGAAGCCCTGGGCCTGAATCTGGCCCGTGGGGCTGATGCTTCCGGACACCTGCTGTCCGCCGATGGTCGCGCTGCCCTGAACACCCTTAGCGGCAGAACCCGACACGTTGTAGTTGATCTTCTGGCCCATGATATCGAGCGAGCCCGCTGCTTGGCCACCCTGCTTGACCATGGTGATGATTTGGTCGAGCTTGGACCGAAGCTGTGGTAGCAGATCGTCGAGGCCCTTTTGGAGGCCCTGCATGATGTTCTGGCCGATCTCACGGAACACACCCGACGGAGAGTGGATGTTGAGCGCGTTACGCACCGGTTCCGGGATCAGGTTGGTGAGATAGGACACGATTTGGGGGCCGAGCTGCTGTAGCCCATTGAGCAGGCCGTTCATGATGTCCCGGCCCATATTGACCATCTGACCGGGCAGAGCCTGTAGCGCGGCCATAATCTTGCCGGGTAGCGCCTGGACATCGGCAACGATAACGCCGATGAGCCGCACCGACTCGTCGCGAGCGCGGTTCCACCCGACGACCAGGGAATCCCACAGCATTTGCGCGAATCGGGACAGTGCTGCCGCGACCTTAGGAGGTAGGGCATTGACCGTGTCGCCGAAGCGGGTCATGTCGTTGCCGGTGTCGCTCAGCGACCTATTGACGTGCGCGCCGAAGCCCTCGACGTCCTGGTACGCCTGCGTGAACGAGGTCTTCATCTTGGTGCCCCAGTTGCCCACTGCGGTACCAAAGTTGGTGACGTCGGTCACAGCCTGGCCGAACGAGGTGGCGACCTTGGACGCCCATTGCTCGATCGCCGGACCGCACCAGTCGACGAACTCCTTAAGCTTGGCGAACAGCGCGTCTACCGCGTTGCGGAATGTCTCGCTGTGGTTGTAGGCGATAACGATTCCGGCTACCAGCGCGGCGACTGCCGCGATGACCAGGCCAATCGGGTTCGCCGTGAGTGCGGCGTTGAGCAACCATTGGATGGCCGTCCATGCCTGGGTTGCCGCGTTCACCGCAATAATCCGAGCCAAGGTGATCGCAGCCGCCACGTTGAACGCAATGGTCTGGGCGTTCAGGATCCCGATCACAACCAGGACGGCGGTAACGGCGTCGCGCCACTGGTACACTACCCCAGCGATTCGGCCCACCACATCCAGGAACCCCGTCACGCCGGTGACCGCTTGGTTGAGCACGGTCAGCATGGCCAGGAATGCTGGGGCTAGTTTCTCGCCGAGTGCGGCTTGGGCGTTCTCTGTCTCGGCCGCCATCCGCTTCTGCGAGTTGGCGACGCTATCCGATGTGCGAGCGAAGTCGCCCTGCGCCTGCCCCGTCTGCTCCATGATCAGAGCGCGGGTGGCGATGATCTCGTCGCCCTTGGTGATTTCGGAGCTGGTTGCCGCCAGCCCCATCTGCAGGGCCTTCTGGTTGACTGCCTCTTTATTGATCAGGACGCCGAAGCGCTCGATCGGGTCGTACTCCCCACGGAACGCCGCGCCCAGTGCGGTCACGGCCTCGTCCGGAGTGGTCCCCGCAAATGAGGCCATGTCTCCGGCCAGGCCAGTCATCTGGGTAGAGAAGTCGGCCAACGGCTGGCCAGTTAGACCAACCGCCTTGCCGAACGTGCCGAAGGTGTTGCTAGCTTCGAGCGCAGCCGACTTGCTCAGGCCGAACGACGTCGCCGCTGTATCGGCGAATCGCTGCACCGAGGCGCCCGCTTCACCGAACTTGACTTGCGTGACACTGGTCGCATCCTCCAGCCGGGCGAACGCGTCCACCGAGCCGGATACGAACTCCAATACCTTCTGTCCCGCTGCGGCCAAGAGACCGCCTGCGAGTGAGCCCACCGCGCTGCCCAGCGCCGAGCCGATCGCCGCGCCGCGTGAGGTAGCCTCACCGCGCGCTCGATCTAGCTCGGACATATCTAGCCGGATGCGACCGACTAGATCGGGCAACAGGGCCATGCTATCCTACCCTCGATGGAGGTCGGGATCGCTCCAGACCCTGAGACAGGGCCATCAGCCATCCGGCAGATCCTTGGTTGGCAGGCGCTTTCGGTTGCGGCTCGGGGGGAGCCTCGGGCGAGGTAAACTCCCGGTGCATGTCGGTTAGTGCGAGAAGCTGACGCGGCGTCATTTCTTGCCACTCTTCTTGCGTACGACCGAGGATGACGACAGCGATGTAGTACCATTGGGCGAAGGGGATTCGGCCCGGCGGTCCGCCCGATTGGCCACCAGACCCGTTGCTTCCCCCGCCATCGCCTTTTCACCCAGCTCGCCGAACGCGTCGGTGAACGCGCGAGTGAAGGCCTCCACAACCTCCTCAAGCTGAGAGGGACGGAGCGCCATGGCAACAGCGCGCCGTCCCTCATTGTTATCAGCGAAGATGTGTAGCAACCCGGCATGGATGATGTCGATCAGCATCTTGACGACCGGCCGGTCGAGCATCACCTGGCCGTGGTCGTCTGTGATCAAATTCTGCATCTCCGTGACGGAGCCAAACTGTAGCTCGATCTTCTCCAGGCTGAGCATGGAGTAGACCAGCTCGTGTTTATCATCTCCGATTGTGATCCACTGGCCAGAGCTATTATTCGTACCGGGCATGCGGTACCTCTATTCGGTTGGCGCGTCGGGTTGCGGCGGCCGGGGTCTAGACGGGTACCGGCTCCACTTCGGCCGGAACCTGCGAGGTCACGACTACCCCGGTGCACACTGTGACCGGAGCGGGGAACGCGGCGCGGATGGCGTCAATGCTGAATACCGTTCCGGCCGGGCATTCGGCCGCAACGACCTTGCGCACCTGACCGGGTGGGGTGGCCACAGCGGCGGCCCCGTCCACGCTGACCAACAGGTGCCCCTTGGCCTCTCCCGCATTCGCCAGACCCGCGCCCGCGAAGGCGGCGAATAGCAGCACGGCTACGATAATCCAAATCCGAGTCATATCTTCTCCTTAGGCGAACGGAGGCTCGGGCGTCCAGGCGGCAGGCGGGCTGTAGCTTTCAACGATCACGACGTCGAGCCACGGCGAGGTACCTGTGGGTGGGTTGACGTTCATCTCCGCCGTAACCGTCTGGTAGTCCTCCTCGGCCGCGCCGATCTCGGGGAAGCTTGACAGGCTGCACTTACTCATCACGAACGCGACCGCGCCACCGGGCGCGTCGGACGCTGCGGAGACCGCTCGCATGCCGAACGACTTCGGGAAGGCCGAGGACAGCAGCGACCAGCCCTGGCCCTCGTAGGGAACGGTGGCGCTCTCGGTTCGGTCGCTCACCGTACCGCCCAGCATCACGGCCAGGTTCATCAGCGACAGCTTGGCGTTCTCGATCGCCGCCGTCAGACCGGTGATAATGGACTGCTGGTCGATCAGTCGGTTGTCGCCGCGTAGCTGCTTGGTGTCCATGTCGCCGGTGATCGCCAGCGACTTGATACCCGGGACGTCGAACCACTCACCGTAGGTGCACAGCGCGCCCACGGCATCGGTGAGCACGCTGGCAATCTGGCAGTGCTGTACGGCGTAGACCTTGGTGATACCCTGATCGGCGACCGGGGTCGGCTGAGTCATTTCTGCCTCCTATGGCGCTGGGACTGCCAGCTGGCGATCGATCTGCACCGTTACGATGGTGCGTCGTAGGTTATCGGCCGCTTGCGACGACCGAGTCAGGATCCGCACGCCGTAACAGACGATGAGCCAGCTCGACAGCTTGGATCGGTGGAGCAGGAGGCAGACGCTATCTTCCAAGCCGATGCGCTCGGCTCGGGATCCATCAGGGTTCCTCAGTGCTTGGTAGATGTCGACTTGAGCCTGTTCGCGGACGAGCAGCTCGCCCTCGACGTCGGTATCTCCATTGGGTACTGGGAGCCAGGCCACACCCTCGGTCACTACGACCATCGGCAGCGGAGCCTTGGGCGGGGCCACGTCGCGAAATACGGTCAGCCCGAGACCAGCGGACTCGATCAGATGCTTGATCGCTCCACTGACGGTCGCGTTGGTCACGGGCGTGGTCATTCGCAGCCTTTCACCATAGTCTTGGCGTACGCCGCTTCGGCTGCAGCGAACCCGGGTCGCATGTGGGGCTGGGCACGCGAGTGGCGGGTGCCGAACTCGACATACCCGGCGTACTCCACATGATTCTCTAGAATCGCGGCCGTTGAGTCACTAGTCGTTTCCACGCGGCCATTGATTCCGTTTCGGAGCCGCCCAGTACGT